TTCTAACCTTTCCATACTCCCTAATGTCTCATCAATGATGAAGAGGGGTTAATCATCAGTAGAACATGTTCTACACCAAATGATTCCATATCCTTCTTTACCATTTTATAGACTTTACCATTAGACACATATGCTATTTGATATATTTCAACAATATCAAACCACTCTAACATTATCGAGATATCAGCATACGTGCTAGCATATCCGATCAACGGTTCTTGAGTGATATAAAAATGAGTTGATCTCATAGTTCGTGCCTTTTTCTTAGGAATTAACCCAGGTTCCAAAATTCCTGGATGCGTTAGACGAGTACCATAAATTTCAACAGAACGATAAAATTTCAATACAGGATTAACCTCTGACCACTGTGCCACTTGAGGTTCTGCAGGTTCTTCTTCGGGAGCAATTTCTGCTTGAGATTCAAAAAGAGACTCTTTATCTGCTTCACAAGTCGAACAATAACTTGGGATAAGATTGTGCTCACATAATTCAGAATCTAAATCATTTAGCACACGATCTATAAATTGAGATTGAGATTTTTGATGATCAACAGCTTTTGTTGTTGCTAGCTGTAATATTTCTTCTACACTCTCATATTTATCTCCTGGCACTTTTTCCGCTGAAAATGGATTAGTTAGACGATACCTCATTTCAGCAAAACGCCAAAAGTTTGGTCCATCTGTTTCCCAGTTGATCTTGTGAGTTTCATTTCCATGCTTGTCTTTATGAAAGCATCGCGGTGTAACATGCAATGCCATGTTGAATCTCCGTAGATAAGCAGCAGGCGCAACAGACCAATCTGTTACACTCAAATCAGTAGAAACAGGTGCATGCCAACCTTCATTTTTACAAATGCCGACAGCATTCGTTGTCACAATAACCACCTTTGGTCTAATTACAACAATACCTTTCTTTTCAGCTTCAGGAGACAGAGCCATTTTGCTAATATTATTAGAAAAATCTAACAACTTACGCAATGGATTCTCTTTTTCCTGTACACTTACATCATTAGCAACATCATCAAAGATTACAGCAGCAGTATCAGATGTATATTCAGATTGAAATGAATCAGTTTCATTTAATACAACTATGCTACTATCTGCAGAAGATATAGGATGACCCAACACTTCCAACACCTGCTTTGCCAATGTTATTGCTAAATTCGTTTTGCCCATTCCAGTTCCTCCTGATAGAAGAATAGTAAATGGAGCTTCACGAACCGGTAATGTATGTTTAGTTAGTGTAACTCTGCTGATAGCATCGCACACTTTCTTATGCGCCGCATAAACGCCAGGCATTGCATTAGAATACACATGAATCTTAGATAATTCAAGTGCATGTTGCAATGTAATAAGTGCAGTAAGATATTCCTCTTTTGAATCAACCTCAATAGCATCGAATCTACCTGCTTCAACAGCAGCAGATTGAGCCAAGAGTTTATTGGCTTCCATGATTAGCGTAGATTCAGAACCTAAACCAACCAAAAAACCAGCCCATGTTGGAAGTTTATCAATTATTAACTTCAAAGGTAACATAGTCCATACACAAATACCAGAACTCAAATGTCCAACTAAGTGTCCCGCTTTCCACGCAAACAACTTATTAGATACAGGCTCGATATAAGATTGACTCTCAAACAACAACTCCTCTTCTTGTTCTGCTAAAATTTCATCCATCAATTCATCTTCAGCATAACGTTCAGGAACCCATGGGTCATTATTGGAATAAACGACCTTAGGCTGCTGTGCTGAAACCCAAGCTTCAGCCACTTTGAAAATAATAATACCTGTAATCATGATACCATTACAAACACTCTCAAGTTTCCTAGTAATATCACCAGTAGGTACTGAACTTGATTGAGATTCAAAGATAGGTTCTTCTTCTTCAATAGCTTGCAGCTCTGGATGGAAAGCATAAAAAAATTTTGTAACCATCTGTTCATAAGTAGGCACCTTCAAGGCTTGCAATGCAGCACAATTTGCTTGCTTGATCGCTCGGATCTTGTTAGCAAAATTGTCATAATATTCCTTTCCATAATGACTAGCCTCACGCAATCCGGCGTCAACCTTTTGCATAAACTGTACATTTGCAGGATCAGGACATTCATTTGCTTTCTTTTGCCAATGCAGACTCTTCGTAATAGAAGTTTCATCCAACAACGGAACATACGCATCATACTCATTGTTAAACACAATCCTTTGTTTTAAAAAACCTAATTCTTCAAAATGCTGATATGGTACAGATTCAGCATCTTTCTTATCCATAGTGTAAGTCATTCCATACCTTTCCATGTATAATTCAGACATTTTAGTATGAGTGAACAGACCCTTCAAACGATCTGCTACATTCATAGCATTATCATCACCATATGTAGCCAATTTGACTCCACTTCTGAAATCTTCTTCCTCTGGACACAAAGCATAAAATATAATCCTTGTATACAAGGAATTAGCAATGCTATTCACATGTGTAGTCAAAGGTTGTCCCGAAGGATTCGAATTTGCCAATGTACACAATTGTCCATAAAAATTCATATGAGGATAAACAATTTCGGTCAACAAACCGTTTGCGACCTTTAATTGTTCCTTTGTATATCCAAAATCAGCTAAAATAGTCAAAATAATTTCTGCGACAGCAGATGTCATCATTGAACTCATATTACGATCATAAGCTTTGAAATCACCAGCAATACAATTCTCCTCATTAAAATATGTCAAATGATCACGCAACATTTTTGCTTCGTGAGATTTCAAATTGATTCCCAACATACACTCAGTCAGAAATTTATTACGTCCGAAAAATCTAACCATAGGAGACATAGTCTGTCTGAACAAAATTAAAGCATCTAACCCCATAGCTTGAAAGGGTCTACACTTCTTTTTGCTAGACGGTAACAATTCATTGCCTTTACTACATGTTTTAACAATAAAATTGCACCTTTCTCCTCTTTTAGCACATTCACGAGCCCGTGTTAATCTCTCAGTAAGAGGATACAAATCCTCGTCAAATTCACGAGGCATCTTTGGGATATTAGGATCTAATGTATCCTTGATCATAAATTTGCTTTTGGCTTTATTGTATGGCCAACCTGCGGAAGATGAATTATTAATACCTGTTAAGCCTTGTTCTCCAATTCCATCTAAAGCTTCTTGTACACTCAACTCTCTCCCTAACTCTTTAAATAAATCCGGATCAGTTTCCTTCAAGGTTCTGATTTTATCTCTAATTGGATCTAAGAAATCGCGCATAGCACGCTCCACATCTTTACTTGAGAAATCCATTTTAGGAGTATTGTAATCAAGAGCAGCTTTCTTTTTGTGATAATCTGCACTCATCTCTTGGGGAGGTCCATATTGTGTTGGACCAAATTGCTCATTGATATCTTGCAAATAATCAGATTTACAAAAAGGGTGTTGAGGAAATTCCTCTTGGGGTAATCCATTCTTGCAAACAATACCTTGATTAATCCAGGTATGTTTCGATACAGGTAAATTGTATTCCGCTTGCTCAACTTCGCAAGACATCCAACGATCACCTTGAACCAATGAATAACCTTGTTCATGACCAATATCAATTTCAGTTTGTGATGTAGGCTGAAATTTATGGTCAAATTTCTCCATAGCTGCATCTACATCTTGCTTTGTGACACAAGAAAATACTGCAGTACGTTGATTGCCAGCAGCATGGAAACCCAAGATAACACCTCTAGAAAGATCAACATACACAGAACCACACATTCCTTTTTCTGTAGTTCTAGAAAGTTCTGCTTTATAAGCAGCTGTAATTACAGCTCCAGTTGTTGTTGTCACTGCTGCAGGTTTTCCTAACTTAGTATTGCGATAGCAATTTACTTGCTCTGTGTTCACAACGCCAGCTTTCTTAGTAACTAAAGTACCTACTCTTGATGAGAAATGTTCCAATGGCAAATGCTTAGAAACGTCCCATCTAGGAGCGCTTTGTACAACTCTGACAATTGTGCAGTCCGTTCCAACCATTTCACTCAAATCACTTGGTTGCACATCTTTAACCTTAGCAAATCCTGAGAAATTTTCCACACCGTTGGGATAGAATTCCAAATCGTATGATCCTTCAGTAGGCAAAATGTGAGTAGACACAATATAATAATTGCCATAAACAGACATAGCAGTAGAATGAGCTTTGATTCCATTTCCTTTCATAACTACAGTAGTCATGTTTTCTGCCACTTTCTCTGTCAAATCACGCCCAGTAGTAGTATGAGCTTCTCTGCACATAGAGGGAGCTTGATTTTGTTTATCTTTGGTGTATTCCCATTTGGTTGATGGGACATTACTTGTTTCATCCGTATAAACCTTATCTTGTCCTTCATAATTCTTTCTAAACATTCGGTATACAGCATAAAAACCTCCTACAGCTGCCATCCACTTGAAAGTCTTTTTAGCCTTCTCTGATCTCAAAAATTCAGAACTCGGCACAAGATACGTCAAGATACCAGGTCTTGAGCAAAGCTCATTCTCAATACGCTCCATTTCTTGTCTTGCAACACGTGTTAAATATGCACACGGGTAAACAAACAAGCAAATTACATTTACTACGCACAAAAATCCTCGCTCTACATGCACAGCCATGCACACTGCTAGTATTATCCACATCATTAACATAACAGCTCGGACTACATGTGATCGTGCTGTTTGCACAAGCTCAGATCGATTAGTATACATATATGATGCAACTTCAACACGCCTGTACAATAGCCTAATTGTAGGTAATGGATTATAAGAACTTAGACATTGACTCATCTCGGCATGAGCACTAGCTAAGCGAGCATTAGTCATCGTTGATACATCTCCATACCAATTCACAATTGGTCCTACAATATTCATTTGAGATTCCATCTCTTTCTTACACTGACAATAGACAGTAGATACACCACAATCCATACAAGTAGTGCTTGATGCCTGATCCTTCATCATCTTCAAATTATCCAATGCTAAAGCATGATGTGCTTGAGTCGCTTTAAAAATAAAAGCTTTAAATCTCTCAAGAATGGGCATATCAGTGTCAGGCAATTTACAACGCCTCAAAACCATACCATCATGAACTTCAATATTAGCTAAGGCAGGATTATTGATTATATCTTCACCTTCACCATCAGACTCATCAGGTTCTGTTTGCATAGCAATAAATTCAAAAACTTCAAATTCATATGCATCAAGCTTCTCTGCACGAGTCAAATTTTCGGTTTTATCAGTATCAAATCCTGAATCCGGATTATTAGGAACTCGTCGATATTGTTTCTTTGCCATCACATGAACATGATACTTAAATCTCCGATATACGGATTCGGGACATGTCGATCGAATGACATTCTTCATTCTGTGATCGTTGGTAGAAGCAACATGACCAACATTGTTGTAAAAATGAACTCCCTTGTCGTCTACTGCTGCCTTATTGATAGGTCTTCTTTGCATGTTAATATGATCAATAACACGCTCCGAAAGATCCTCTCTCGATTCGGCATTGCCTACATCATCAGCAATAGTTATTCTACTATCAGACGTTGTTGTGGAATCAAACTTGTCTCTATAGTTAACAGCATTGATCATACCATCAGCATACGGAATTCCGTGAGCTGCAATAATAGTTTTACCAATCTGTTCAGATATAGTGGATTTTCCAACTTTACTTCCTCCATATAATAGAATACCCAATGGTTCTGGCTTAAGTGATTCTCTCTGAATAGCTAACAACATCTCAGCTTTGATACATTCTAAACGAGTTACCGCAGCTTTGAGCACAGCTAGAGGAGCTCCTGTCTGAGTTTTAACATAATTGCGACCTAATGTCAGAGTATCAGTAACTTGCTGCGTAAAAGACTCCATTGTATGGCCATAATTTTCTTTCAATAAATCAGTTTGTCTTGCTTTCACCATCTTATACATTCCCTCAATAGATGCACATGTATTTTCAAATTTGGAACTTTCTGTTTTACCTAATAATAAGGATTCAAATTTTCCATGTAGCAAATCAGTCCAATTTTCTGTAACACAGCGTAATGAAGATACAAGCATGTCGATAATATCAACACCATCTCCAATTAATTTATAAGATGTAGCACAGAGATCATTGATAGATTCCATGTTGATCTCATCAAATTGGACTAACTTCGTAGAAGCAACCCAAAAGCTGACAATCTTAGTCATAAAAGATTGTACCACCACCATCAAACGATCTTGCAATACTTTATCCAATTTAGTTTTGATATTCTTACCTGACAAGAACAATGATGCCAATACTTCAGATACACTGAAACCGGATTGAGATTGGAAGCCTTCTTTAAGACCTTCCATAAAGCTGTTGCAAATCTCTTCAATATGAGTAACCATCTCATTAAATAACTTGGTTGTACGATCCAATAGTTCATCAGGATCGAAAACATTGACTACTATTCCAGTGAAAGCGCTAGCCAATGTTGTAGTGGAACTTCCTTCTTTAAGATTACTTAAGAAGGTAATAAGAGCTACTATAGTTCGTATTAAACGGTTCTTTTGGTCTTTGGTCAGTACAGGAAACCCATATACTGATAAATCAAGACCTTTCTTCAAGCCATTAAGAAACTGGGTTAGAGTAGCAAGAGTATCCAATCCCTTCGATTGTAACTCAGTCATTGTAGGGACTAAATTCGATAAAACTTGGGATTCGAATTGCTCGGCATCCACCGAGACTGAAGGAATTATAGTTTCCAACAAACTTTCGGGTTGAGGGTTACTAAGCCTCGTGATTTTAGATTGTTTTTCTTCAATATATAATGAATTGTTGGCAGGTTAGTGGGGTAACCTTGTCGAAACAAGGGACTAACGTGACCCACACGCTAGATAATTATATGCCATTACAGCAATTTTGGGTAGTTTTAAAAATTTGATGGTTTATCCTTATGAGATTCCATCTTCACGCTACCTCCACGTGAGTACAGTGATTTTGGATCTTCTCCTGCGTTATCACTGAACGCAATAGTCTGGTCGTCACACCACGGCTCTTTAATTCCGTGAGGCTTTATATAGCGACTCAGGTCTATCTTATCAACACAGATTAGTACAAATATCCATGCTAGAACAATGCACACTTTACCTAGGATCTCTAGATAAGTGTTCTTAAATTTGTGTTCTTCTTTAGTCTAATATTGCGAATAAATAAAGGTGGCATCACCAGTTATTCCTTTATTTACAATACTTCGACTTGTCCGATACACTCCTAAAAGCGTGTACATTATTAATAACAGTTCAACAAATACGTCCTCTGATCAGACGTTCTAACATTTTAATAAAAATATCATACTAATTACTTCACCTCAGTAAAAACTGCACAAATTAATGCGCAGGATAGTATACATCTTCTACATAATCTAGTATATCTTTTCCATAAAGGTTCGACTCAAATGCTATTGTTCCTAGATCTATCCAACACGAAGTTGGGGAAGATAATCGTAAGAGTTTAAAAACTCATAGACCGAACTAATAGACTAATAAATTGCGGAATAAACTTTAAGTTTCAATACTTTCAAATATAAAAGGCTTCAATCCTCATATAACGCCAGTAACACATGGTTTTAAGTTTACCAAAAACTATATATTTTACTTAGACTTCACATGGTTTAAAGTTAACCAAAAACTAATATACAAATAGTCCAAGCAACACATGGTTTTAAATACTATTAGTTAACCAAAAACTAATACAAAACAAAAATACATAAATAACACATAGTAACACAACAAACAATCGTTACTAAATGTATAACAAATAACATAAAAC